CTCAAGTATTGGCTCCAGAAGTCATACGAGGGCGCACCGGGAGATGGTTTCGATGTCGTCATGGACGACGTTGATGAGAACGGGTCCGACGACAACACGGTCCGCTTCCATGAAGCATGGGACATCGCGATGCTCTCCGGCGTCGAGCGCGTCGAGGCGATCACGATCCGACGCGCAACCGGGTATGACGAAGTCCTGACCTATCAGGGCAAGGTGCAGTACAAATACGATCCGCAGAAGCTCGCCGATGCGCGCGATCTCGGGCTCCCCGAGTTCGTCCCGGAGAACTATCTCGTCGATCAGTGGGGCGCTCCCGTGCCGGAGACCGTCTGGAAAATGGACCCCGATCTCGCGATGTTCATCCTCAAGAGCCGCAAGCCGCAAGTCTACGGCAACAAGGCCAGCATGGATGTCAACGTGCGTGGCGGCGTGCTCGTCGTTCCGATGCGCGCCCTCGCGGCTGCCGACCTGAATGCGGTCGAAGAGCAGTACCGCAAGAAAGGTCGCTCGGTCGTCGCCTTCGAAGAGGACGACGGCGAAGATGTTTGAAATCACGGGCGCGGTAGCGAAGTTCAAGGCGATCAACGGCGAGTACGTCCCGTTCATTCTGGACGCCAACGGCGTGTTGAAGCAAGTCGCATGGGCTCCGCAACCCGGCTCGCAAGCGTTCTTCCTCGCCGACCCCACGGTCGAGGTTCTATACGAGGGCACGCGCGGCCCCGGCAAAACCGACGCGCTCATCATGGACTTCTGTCAGGAAGTCGGCAAGGGATACGGCGCGGAGTGGAAGGGCATTCTGTTCCGTCAGTCGCATCCGCAGTTGCGCGACATCATTGAGAAGTCCAAGAAGTGGATCAAGCGCATCTGGCCGGATGCGATCTACAACGAAGTGAAGACGATGTGGGAGTGGCCGACAGGCGAGCGCCTGTACTTCGCGCACTTCAATGTCCGAAGCGACTATGACAACTATCACGGCCACGCCTATCCGTGGATTGGCTGGGAAGAGTTGACCAACTGGCCGAACCCGGACTGCTACAAGAGCATGTTCTCGTGCTCGCGTTCGACGATCAGGGGCATGCCGCGCAAAATCCGTGCGACCACGAACCCCTACGGCGTCGGTCACAACTGGGTCAAGGCGCGCTGGCGTCTGCCGATCAACGGCGAGATGGGGCCGAACGGCACGCGGCCTTGCGTCGGGCCGATCATCGCGGGAGAGGTAGACGAGGAAGGCAACAAAGAGCCGCCGCGTCGCGCCATTCACGGCTATCTCGACGAGAACCAATTGCTGTTGCATGCCGACCCTGAATACAAGGGCCGCATCGCGGCGGCTGCGCGCAACGCCTCGGAAAAGGCAGCGTGGCTCGAAGGCTCGTGGGACATCGTCGCGGGCGGCATGTTCGACGACATTTGGTATGAGTTCCGCGAGACAATTGTGATGGAGCCGTTCGATATCCCGGCAGGCTGGAAAATCTATCGGGCATACGACCACGGTTCGTCGAAGCCGTTCTCGGTCGGCTGGTATGCTGTCAGCGACGGCACTGACTTCAAGCTTCGCGACGGTCGCGTCCGCTCGACCGTGCGCGGCGATATGTTTCGCTTCAAGGAATGGTACGGCTGGCGCGGCGTGGCCAACGAGGGCTCGCGCATGCTCGTTGCCGACATCTCGAAGGGCATCATCGAACGCGAAATCAAGTGGGGCCTGCGCGCCGCCGATGCGTCGTGGACCCGCGTCAGCCGAGGCCCGGCGGACAGTTCGATCTTCGACGACAACACGAACGGCAGCGACGTGTCCATCGCGACCGACTTCGAGAAGCCGGTCACGATCAACGGCGTCAAGCACCGGGGCATCTTCTGGGAACGCGCCGACAAAGGACCCGGTTCGCGCGAGCAGGGATGGGAGCAAATCCGCAAGCGCCTCAAGGCGACCAAACGTCCGCCGGGAGGCTTCCGGGAAATCCCCGGCCTGTTTATCACCAACGAGTGCCAGCAATGGCTTCGATGCGTTCCTGTCCTCCCGCGTGATGAGACGAAGATCGATGACGTTGACGACGAGGCCGAAGACCATAACGGCGACGAGACCCGGTACATGCTCCGCTTCGAGATCAGGACCATGAAGTCCGGTCGCGTTGGGGGCTAATTTGCCTGTCAAGGGCTATTTACAAACAGGGTTAATCCTGCTAGGACGCGGGACCCCCAGATAGGATGCGCCATGGCACTCCCCGACAAACACCCCGAATACGTCGAACGGCTGGCTGAATGGATGCAGATGGCCGACACGTATGCGGGCGAGCGCGCTGTCAAGGCGAAGCGGCTCGACTACCTTCCTGCGACCGAGGGGATGGTGCAGGACGGGATGACCACACCGACCGCCCCGGGCTGGAAAGACTATGAAGCGTATCTGATGCGCGCGGTCTACCATGACTTGGTCAAGGAAGCCGTCAAAGCCATGGTCGGCATCCTGCACGACAAGCCCGCCGTGATCAAACTGCCGAAGAAGCTCGAAGGCATGCTGACGAAGGCGACCATCCAAGGCGAAGGGCTCCAGATGTTGCTCCGCCGGATCAACGTCGCGCAGTTCGTCTACGGGCGTTGCGGCATCCTCGCTGACGCGCCGCAGGGCGTGGACGCGGACAAGGCGACGCCGTACCTGTCGTTCTACAATCCCGAGCGCATCATCAACTGGGACGCGGGCAAGCTCGACGAGGGCATGAACGAACTTGAACTCGTCGTGCTCGACGAGGGCGGCTATCGCCGCGAGGGCTTCACGTGGAAGACCGAGCGCAAGTATCGCATCCTCACGCGCGGCGGCGTGCCCGAACTCGAAAGCGGCTGGGAACGTCCGCCGGTCGGTTCGCCGTTCGGCGTGGCTGTCAAGGTCAATGACACGAGCATGCCCATCCTCGAAGACTTCATCTACCCGAGCATCGCGGGCAGGACGCTCGACAAAATTCCGTTCGTCTTCATCGGGGCGAACGATCTCATGCCCGAGCCCGAGATTTCGCCGTTGCTCGGCCTGTCGAACTTGACGCTTGCGATCTATCGCGCCGAGGCGGACTACCGTCAGACGCTCTACTTGCAAGGCCAGAACACGCTCGTCATCATCGGCGGCGCTGTTGACGAGGCCGCGCCGTCGCAACTTCGCGTCGGCAACAAGGGCGTCATCGATCTGAAAATCGGCGGCGACGCGAAATACATCGGCGCGTCCGCTGCGGGTCTCGGCGAGATGCGGCAATCCCTGATGAACGACAAGCTCCGCGCCGCGCAGGAAGGCTCGGCTTTCCTTGACATCGCCTCTGATGCGGGCCAGAGTGGCGAGGCCCTCCGCATCCGCGTCGCGGCGCGCACGACCACGATCTCATCCATCGCCAAGACCGCTGGCGCTGGGCTTGAGCAGGCGCTCAAGTTCTGCGCGGAGTGGGTCGGCGAAGACCCGAACGAAGTCAGTGTCGAACCGGCAACCGACTTCGATGATCAGACCGTCGCTGGCGCTGCTCTGCTCGCCTTCATGCAGGCGAAGCAACTGGGCTTGCCGCTGTCTCTTCGTTCTATGCATCGCATGATGAAGATCAACGACATGACGGAGATGGATTTTGAAGAAGAGAACGAACAGATCGAAGAGGAAGCATCGTCTATGCTCGGGACGATGGTCGGGCCGTTCCAGACCGCTCTCACTGACGACACGTTCTTGGATGAGGGCATCAGCCCTCTACCTGATCCGGCTGCGGGCACGCCCGGCGGCACCGTGCCTCCCGCCGCGACCACACCTCCGGCTGGGTCTACGTCTACCGCCCCGCCTAATTCGAACGTTCCGATCAAACCGAACTCGCAAAGCAAGCACGGGCACACGCGCGGGTCGCCGGTCCCGTTGAAGAGGAAGGTCGGCAAGAAGGGGGCCTCGGCGGGCAAATGAGTGATCCGGCTGGGCCGCACATCGTAAAGACCTTTCACGAGGCATTGGACATCCTTGATCAGAGTGAACCGGCTATCCGGGACATGATCGAAGGGGGCCTGATGGACGTGGCTGGCATCAATCGAACGAAGGTCAGCGACGCCATGCTGACCAAAGACGAATTGACGAAGCGCATCGTTGCGCTTCGTCATCACCACATCAAGGCGGCCTTCCGCCATCTCAGGGATAATTTGCCCAGTGACATATGATCCATCTCAGGCCCGGAATAACCACGGCGAGTTCGGCACGACTGATGTCGCCTTGAAGGGGCCGCAACCCGGAGGCGCGAGTGCCGTCGTTACAGAACGTCCCATCAATTCCGCTGCTCACAAGGGAGCCGCAACCCCAGAGGAAGCCGCCGCGCAAGCGGCTCTTGTCGCTAATGGCGCAAAACCTCTTGAGGGACTACCCCAGAAACCGATTGAGCTTGAGGGCCAGTGGTACGTGCCCGGCCCCATCGGACGGTTTAAGGACGCGGCAGCGGACTATATGAAGTCGGCAGGGCTGCCCTACTCGCCGCCGACGACCTACGCGAAGCTCGACAAAGAGCGCGCCGCGAAGATCGCGGACGAGTTCGAAAAGATGAAGGACGACCCGACGAACCCGAAGGTCAAGGCCAGCTATGAGGCGATGGTCAAAGAGACCCTCGCGCAGTGGGAAGTGATCAAGAAGACGGGCTTGCAAGTCGAATGGGTCAAGCCCGGGCAGAAGGACCCCTACGCGCTGTCGCCGCGCCTCGCGGCGATGGACGTGAGTGAGAACAATCATTGGTGGGGCTTCCCCACGGACCTCGGCTACGGCTCTGGCGGCAGCGACACGAGCAAGGACAATCCGCTGCTCAGGCCGACCGGCGAAGTGATCGGGGGCCGCGCGGTCGTCGCGAACGATGTCTTCCGCATCGTGCACGATATGATGGGCCACTTCAAGGAAGGCAATGGTTTCAGAGCCGAGGGCGAAGAGAACGCTTGGCGCTCCCATGCCGCGATGTATTCGGACGCTGCGCGCCCGGCGATGACGAGTGAGACGCGCGGACAAAATTCGTGGCTCAACTATGGGCCGCACGGAGTTACCAACCGCACCGCCGATGCGGAGCACACGATTTTCGCCCCGCAGAAGATCGGGCTCATGCCGGAGTGGACTGAGAATGAGGGGCGCACATGAGCGACCCGGTCGAGATCGAAGAGCACGAACACGACGGCGAAGCTTGGGATAAGCATCGCCATCGGACGGGCAAAAAGAAGAAGCTCAAAATCCACGGGCACGAACTCGCGGAGTGGGCTCGCAACATCGCTATTCAGGATGCCGAGCGCATCCACACCGCAATCAGTGTCGGCTTGACCGCAGGGGAGAGCAACACGGATATCGCTCATCGTGTCATTGGGTCCCGCCGTGTGAACGGCTCCAATGGCATGACAGAGGTGACTAGGCAGCACATCCTTCGCCTCGGCAAAGGGTTGCTCCACAAGAGGAAGGCCCGCATGGCGGCCCAGTGATCGGATGTCCGCTCGCTGAATGTAACGGAGAGCCCTATGAGATTGAAAACGATCTACGACACCCTCGAAGAAATCCCGGAGGGCTACGCCGATCTCTACACGGAGCGGAATGGCCGCTTCGAGTTGACCGGCGTGGAAGGCGTGAAGACGCAAGCCGATATCGACCGCGTACAGTCCGCGCTCGTGAAAGAGCGCAACGATCACAAGCAGACGAAGCAACTGCTCGTGCCGTTCGAAGGGCTCGACCCCGAAGAGGTTGTGGCGAACATGCACAAGCTCGAAGAGGTCACCGCGCAACTCGAAGCCATCAACAAGGATGGCCGGATCGACGAAGGGAAGCTGGAGCCGATCATCTCGGCGCGGCTCAAGCAGGCCGTCGCTCCGCTGGAGCGCGACAAGAGCAACCTTGAGCGTCAGCTTGAGGCCCAGCGCAAGCTCGTCGCCGACAAGGACAACGAGGTCGTCGGCCTCCGTTCGTCCATCACGACCGGCGAGATCGAACGGCAAATCCGTGATGCCGCCGCCGAGGCCAAGGTTCAACCCTCGGCAATTCTCGACGCCATCCGGTTTGGCCGCGAGGTCTTCGAGAAGACCGAAGACGGGCGCGTCATCACCAAGGACGTGAGCGGCGTCGTCCCGGGCCTGACCCCCAAGGAATGGTTCAAGGATCAGATGGACAAGTCGCCGCATTGGTGGCCGCCGTCAGTCGGCGGCGGTTCGCAGGGCGGCCCGCGTGGCGGTCCCGGCGGCAGCTACGGCGGGGCCAATAACCCGTGGTCGAAGGAAGGCTGGAACGTCACCAAGCAGGGCGCGCTCGTGCGTCAGCTTGGCGAGACCAAGGCCAACGAGATCGCGGCTTTGGCCGGGTCGAAGGTCGGCGCAACCCACGCCACTGCGGCGTAAGATTGCCAGTAGCAGCAACAGCGCGCCGCGTCTATGATGCGGCGCGCTTTGCTTTGGGAGTTTCTTCATGATCTTGGCTCGCACGTATGCGTCGCGAACGGAAATCCCGCGTGGCGCAGAAGCTCTCTACACGCCGACCGGCAGCCTTTTCGTCATGAAAGGCGCAACACGGGACATCGTCGCGGACAACCCGTGGGAAGGCGACAACTGGAATTTGACTGAGCAGGGCCGCTTCATCGCGCAGTACGGGCTCAAGGTCGCGAGCGCCTTCGCGAAAGTCGCGGGGACCACGGTCGGCGGCTTGAAGCCCCGGGTCGCTCAGCATCGGCCTGATCTCACGGTTCTCATTCAGCGGCGCAACATCACGACCGGAGCGAGCGGCGCGACCGGCGGCAACGGTGCCAGTCTTGCCGCTGCTCTCGCAACGAAGGTTTGACCCATGCACATTGACAGCACGAGCAAGTCGATTGTCGTCGTACTCGGCGAGGCCAAAAGCGTCGTCGATTGCGATATGGTGCTGTCGTTCGAAGACATCGCGCTGCCCTCGGGCTTCACCGCTGGAAGCTATGACTACACCACGAACGGGACGACGCCTGTCACCGTGCTGCCTTCGCCGATTTCCGGCGTGCAGCGCCGCGTGCGCGAGTTCACGCTTTTCAACAACGACAACATTTATCACACGGTCACGGTCACCCTTGTTGACGGCGCGGCATCGCGCATCCTTTGGACCGGCGTGCTGTCGCCTTCGCAAATCCTCAACTACAACTCGGGCGTCTGGAACAACGGCATCCTCGGGCCGGTCGGCCTGACGGGCGCAACTGGCGCGTCGGGCGCAACGGGCGTCACGGGCGGCACGGGCGGGACCGGCGGCACGGGCGGGACCGGCGGCACGGGCGGTATCGGCGCAACTGGACCGACCGGCTCCAGCGGTGCCATCGTCATCGCATCTGACATTTCATTCGGAACGGTTGATCCGACGAACGGGGTCGGCGCGAGCGGACAGGTCTATATCAACACCACCACCGACAACGTCTTTCAGTATGATAGCGGTACGAGCACGTGGATACTTCAAGGCAACATCCTCGGCGCGACGGGCGCAAGCGGTGCGACCGGCGTCACGGGCGCGACGGGCGCGACGGGTCCCACGGGCGGCACGGGCGGGACCGGCGGGACCGGCGGCACGGGCGGCACGGGCGGCCTTTGGGTCAACTGGCGTGGCGCGTATTCGGCTGTCACGACCTACGCCGCGAATGATGGCATGCGCTTCACGGATGGCTCCGCATATCTGTGCGTTTCGCCGACCGTGGCAGGACAGAACCCGACCAACTATCCGGCTCTCTGGAGCCAACTTGTTTCGGTTGGCGCAACCGGGGCCACTGGCTTCACGGGCGCGACCGGCGGCACGGGCGGTACGGGCGGCACGGGCGGGACCGGCGGTACAGGCGGCGTCGGCGCGACCGGCGCGACTGGCGCGACCGGCGGCGTCGGCGCGACTGGCACGGGCATCAACTGGCGCGGTAACTACTCTGCGCTTGCGACCTACAACGTGCTCGACGCGATGTTCTTCACGGACGGCTCATCTTATGTTTGCACTGTTGCCACTACCGCTGGGCAGAGCCCGATCACGACCCCTTCTAGTTGGTCACTGAGCGCGCGAGTAGGCGCAACCGGCGCAACGGGTCCGACTGGCGCGACCGGCGTCACGGGCGGCACGGGCGGCACGGGCGGCGTCGGCGCAACGGGCGGCACGGGCGGCGTCGGTCCTGCGGGCGCAACCGGCGTCGGCGCGACTGGCGCAACGGGTCCGACCGGCGCAACCGGCGGCACGGGCGGCGTTGGTCCGGCAGGCGCAACCGGCGTCGGCGCAACGGGCGCAACGGGTCCCACTGGCGCGACCGGCGTCACGGGCGGCACGGGCGGCGTCGGCGCTACCGGCGCACGCGGCGCAACCGGATACTCCGCACCGTTCACGTGGCTCTATGATAACAACACTTCGATGGCCGCACCGGGGACCGGAACGTTCCGGGTCAACAGCACGACATGGTCGAGTGTCACGACCATCGCGCTCGAATACACGACGGCTGATCTCGGCAATCCGAGCGTTAGTGCGTGGCTCGTCACTGTCCCGC